GCGTTGTGGAATCGGGCGAGTGTTTGATTCGCTTGCGCTATCGACGCCCAGAGGATGGCTTGATTGTACCGCTGCAACTGCAAGTGCTGGAGCCGGATTATTTAGATAGCAACAAATCAGGCCCGTTGCCGAATGGCGGCCAGATTATCAACGGTATTGAATACGATCCGATCGGTAGAATCGTGGCGTATTGGTTGTACAAAAACCATCCCGGTGCGGCAGTCGGAACAATGACGTTTACATCATCGCGTATCGATGCTGATAGCGTGATTCATGTGTTCAGATTAGACCGGCCAGGACAATCAAGAGGCATCCCCTGGTTATCACCCATTATGGTGAAACTCCGCGAGCTGGATATTTATCAAGACGCGGTTTTAAAACGTCAGCAATTAGCCAACATGTTTGCCGGGTATGTTTATGACGATGTGCCGGGTGACGCTATCGACGAAATTGCTGAAGAACTCCCAGAACTGGAACCCGGCACGGTTTACGCATTAAAAAACGGACGTCGGATTGAATTTTCAGAGCCGCCAAACGTCACGCCTAACGAATTTGTACGCGAAACCTTACGCGACATTGCCGCAGGAATTGGCATCACTTACGAATCACTGACGCAAGATTTATCCCAGGTTAACTTCTCATCAGCAAGAATGGGCGCTAATGAAATGCTACGCAATGTTGATCAGTGGCAATGGCAAATGCTCATCCCGTTACTGTGTGAAAAAGTGGGCCAGGCATTTATCAATACTGCATTGCAATCGGGCATGAGTGCTAATCGGGTGCGTTTTGAATGGACGCCACCGGCCAAAACCTTAGTTGATCCGACTCGTGAAATTCCGGCCATTATTAAATCCGTTCGTGCTGGCCTGATGTCATATCAAGAAGCACTCAGAGCGCAAGGCATGAACCCTGACAAAGTGATGAAAGAAATTGCCGAAAGCAATGCCATGCTCGACAAATTTAAAATCATTTTAGATTCTGATCCTCGTGTTGATCAGAATTTAACACCGCAGCAGGTAGCGAATAATGACACTACAAACACATAAACAAGATTTAAATCTAAGGGCCGCTTTTGCCCCGACGACTTACGACGAAAAAGACAGAAGCGTTGAAATTGTCTGGACAACCGGTTCACAAGTCAAACGCTACGATTGGGAGCGTGATAGCTATTACATGGAGCAACTGGAAGTCAGCAATGATGCCATCGACTTTGAACGCTTAAACGCAGGCGCTCCGGTGTTATCCAACCATGATGCGTATTCACTGAACTCGGTGATCGGTGTAGTGGATCGCGCATGGGTTGAAAACGGTGAAGGCAAAGCAAAAATCAGATTCTCAGAACGTGAAGAAGTAAAAGCGATTATTGCCGACGTTAAAGATGGCATTTTGAGAAATATCAGCGTCGGTTATCGCGTTGATAATTACGAAATCACTGAAAGCAATAACGAATCACTACCGATTTACACTGCTAAACGCTGGACTCCGATGGAGATCAGCTTAGTGACGATTCCCGCTGATTCGGGCGCACAGGTGCGCTCTGAAAAGGCAGATTTGAAACAGCCAACAGAGGAGAAAACCGAAATGGCAAAAGAAACCGAACAGCGGGCGGAAGTTGAAACAACTGCTCCCGTTATTGATGTCGATCAAGTCAGAACTGATGCGATCAAAGCCGAGCGTCAACGTGTGGCCGATATTACACAGGCAGCGACACGCGGCAAAATGGATGCAAAATTCACTCAGCGCATGATTGACGAAGGCAAAAGCGTTGATGAAGTACGCGCTTTAGTTTTAGAAGAACTGGCTAAACGCGATGAAGCCGCACCAACGCAAACGGCTCATATTGAAATGGGTGCAGACAGCAAAGACAAATTCATTGAACAAGGCGTGCAGGCGTTAAGAGCGAAAGCCGGTTTTGAGAAAATGGAAGGCGGTAATGAATTTCGCGGGATGCGTTTAACTGAAGTGGCCAGAATGTGTTTGGATCGGGCGGGTGTGGCTCATCGAAGCATGTCAGAACTGGAATTAGTAAAACGTGCATTCACAACATCAACCAGCGATTTTCCGATTTTATTGGAAAACGCAATGCACAAAACATTGCAAGCGGCTTATGCCAATGCACCAGATACCTGGAACCGCTTTTGTGCGACCGGTAGCGTGACGGATTTTAGAGCGCATAACCGCTATCGTACCGGATCATTCGGTAACTTGGACGCTTTAGGCGAGTTGGCTGAATACCAAAACAAATCCATTCCCGACGGTGAAAAAGAAAGCATCACGGCCAGCACCAAAGGCAACATTATCAACATCTCCCGTCAAACCATCATTAATGATGATTTAGGCGCGTTCATGGGATTGGCTAATATGCTGGGCCGCGCAGCTCGCAGAACGATCGAAGCTGATGTTTATACTTTGCTGGCATCTAACCCGACCATGTCTGATGGTATTGCCTTATTCCATGCGTCACATGGCAACTTAGCAGGCTCAGGCGCTGCGCCCGCGATAGCAACCGTTGAAGCGGCCCGTATTGCAATGGCTATTCAAACCGATGTTTCCGGCAATGATTATCTGGATTTACGTCCTTCGGTATTCGTTGGCGGTATGGCAACCGGTTCAACCGCTCGCGAAGTCAACTCGACTGAATACAACGATGAATCTAATAAAAACCAACGCAAGCCCAACGTGGTGCGAGGCTTGTTCCGTGACATCGTGGATACTCCACGCATTAGCGGTAATGAATGGTATTTGTTCGCAGATTCGATGGACGCTCCTGTTATTGAAGTCGCGTTCTTAAACGGCGAACAAGCACCATTTTTGGATTCAATGGAAGGCTTTAACGTGGACGGCTTGCAGTGGAAAGTCCGACTGGATTATGGCGTTGCCGCTGTCGATTGGCGCGGTGCTTACAAAAACCCAGGCGCTTAATTAGCAGATTGAATTTTAGCCCGGTTTAATCACCGGGCCTTAAAAGAGGATTAAAAAAATGGCAACAAATTATGTTCAAGAAGGTAACACGATTCAATACACTGCCGGTGCTGATATTTCATCGGGTGATGTCGTGGTTATCGGTTCTAACGGTGATGCAATTATTGGGGTTGCATTAGTTGATATTGCTAACGGTTCAACCGGCTCGGTTGCAATTGAAGGCGTTTTTACGGTTGCAAAAGTATCCGCCGCGGTCATTGCCCAGGGTGAATATGTGGTATGGGATGCCAGCGCGTCAGAATTTGACGATAACGCAGCAACTCCAGCAACCGGTGATGTATCAGATGGTGCAATTGCATGGGAAGCGGCCGGAAACGGCGTGACTTCGATTGCGATTAAATTAACCGGTCGTCCCGGTACATTAACCGCGTAAGTCTAAATCATGGACCAACTTACCGCGCAATTAAAAAGACACGAAGGCTTTCGCTCCAAGCCTTATTTGTGTTCAGCCGGTAAGTTGACCATTGGCTATGGTCGCAATTTAGACGATGTTGGCGTCAGTCGTTCTGAAGCGTTTGAACTGTTAAGGCAAGACATCGCACGGGCGCGTTGGGATGTGGAAAAAAACATCGAATGCGCAAACAAACTTAACATTCCACGGCAAGATGTTTTAATCAACATGTGCTTTAACCTGGGCATTTATAACCTGCTGCTTTTTAAAAAAATGATTGCTGCATTAGAAAAGCGCGATTATGACGAAGCGGCTAAACAAATGTTGAATAGCCGGTGGGCGGTGCAAGTGGGTTATCGTGCCGTTGAATTGGCAGAGCAGATGAGAACAGGGCGCTACGATGTTTGATGTCATCGGAGCGGTTGAAGCGACTAGTGGACTCATCAACGGCATTGTTGATCGCATCTGGCCAAACCCGGAAGAAGCGGACAAAAGACGACTTGAGCAACTTAAAGCCGAGCTTGACTATGAGCATAAACTATTAGTCGGCCAGCTCAAGATCAATGAAATGGAAGCCAAAAACCAGAGTGTTTTTGTATCCGGTTGGCGTCCGGCAATCGGCTGGATCTGCGGTATGGCTTTATTGTATGCCGCCTTGCTAGAGCCTTTTTTACGATTTGTAGCCCGCGTGGTTTTAGATTATGACGGTGATTTCCCGATTATCGATACTGATATTACGTTGCAAATACTGCTGGGCTTGTTGGGTTTGGCGGGTATGCGATCGTTTGAAAAATCAAAGAAAGTGGCGCGGTAAATAATGTCCTTTTACTCAACCAAGACTCGCTTAGAAGAACTTGAAAAAGAACTCAAAGTCAGACAAACGCTTATATCGAAAAATGACGTTTTAAATCAAAGACTCTTTGACAAGATTGATTCATTAGACGGGCATTTACAAAGTGTGTTTGAAGAAAGTCGCTCACAAGCGGCTAAGTTAGACGAGTTATCTGAAAATATTGAGTGTATTAAACGCGATATTGTGACGATGCCAAAAGACACTGAGTTGAAAATCAACAAATCAAGCCAGTGCATTAAAGATCAGATGGCCGAGCAATATGCCACGCGCAAAGAACTCAACGAAGGGTTGAACAGTATTAGAAATCAGGCTCGGTTGATATGGTCGGTGATCGTCGCGGTCGGCGCCGCTATAGGCTGGTTTTTTGATAAATTGAGGTAAACATGGCACAAAGCAAAAACGGTAAATTAAGCGGCAAAGGTCGCGTTATTCCAAAACAGGACAAATAAAATGGCACTAGTACACGAAACAACAATCAGAAATGGCTTGGCAGATTTTGTAGTTGACGCGATTGACGCAGGCGTCGGCGCAAACGGCCGGATCGAATTTCAAACCTCCGCAGATGTTGAGGTTGCAACGCTGGCTTTTGACGCGACCGCCTTTGGCAATGCGGTAAACGGCACAGCTACTGCAAACCCGATCATCACAGACACCAACGCGACCGGCGGTGTGGTTGCCAAGTTTGTTATCTACGACGAGCCGACCACAGCGGGTAATGTAATTTTATCAGGCACAGTAACCGCGATCGGCGGCGGCGGTGATATTGAATTAACAAGCACGCTGATTGCACCCGGCGATAGTGTCGCTATTGACGCCTTAACTTATACCGCATCAGCTTAAATATGCCGGGTGATACCAGCTTTGAAGATGTCAGCTTGCTGCTGCACATGAACGGTGCAAACGGCAGCACGTCGTTTCCCGATTCGAGCATCTATAATCAAACCATCACACCGGCGGGTAATGTCGCGATAAACACGGCTCAAAGTAAATTTGGCGGAGCCAGTGCTTATTTTTTCCCGACCTCGGTTGATTATTTAACAACCCCGCTGGTTTTAGACTATACCCAGAACTTAACGATTGAGCTGTTTTGTAATACAGTTTCCTTTCAAAACAATCGGACGCTCGTTGCTACCCGTTATCAAAACAGTCACGGTTTCAGCATGCGGATACAAACCAATGGACGGATTAGATTCTGGGGTTATGACGGAACAGGCAGCACAGTGGTTGATTTAACAACAACGACTGCAATGACGACGGGCAATTGGCATCATGTTGCTGTGGTTAAAGGTGGCACTGCGTGGGGGTTGTATTTAAATGGGGTGCTTGAAGTCACCAGCAATCAAACGGCCAATATCGTAGATTATCCGGGAACCAAGCTGGCAATTGGGACGTATTTCGCCCCTGCTCCGACAGAAATACATTATGGTTATATTGACGAGCTACGCATCACAAAAGGCGTGCGCTACTTAGGAAACTTTACCCCGCCGACAACAGAGTTTTTAAATTATGCGGGAACAGTATCCGGATCACTGACTGAATCGCTAACAGCCAGCAACTTTAAAACGCACGCTCATAAAGTCAGCGACGGCACTTATGTTGGCAGCACGATTGCCAGCGGCACATCGTATAGTTTAGACACCACGACTTTAGAGCCTGTTATGGTGACTATGTACCCTGATTTCGGTGCAAAATGGGCAGCGACGACGTTCTATCCGCTGAACAGCCGAATTTACCCAACAGATAATGCTGCAAATCCCTATTATTATATTTGCACATCATCAGGCACATCTGGAGGCAGCGAACCTGCTTGGCCCAGCGTTGGAACGGTCAGCGATGGATCAGTAACCTGGACTTATGTTGAATCGATGGTTCAGCCCATTATTCACGGCCCAATTACACCAGGTTAGCCATGTCGTATATATCGACTTCTGATTTTATTTTTGCCCCGGACGGCTATATCCGCACCAATGATTTTGACTTCAGTTTGTCGAAAACATCGACCGGCTCAGGCACGCTAAACGCGAATGATGCTGACTTTGTGCCGAACGTGCGCATTATCCGCAAGGTCAGCGGCGAGCTAGGAATTACAAAGCCGTTTATCCAAGATCAGGTCGGTGATCAGCTTATCGATGAAAGCGGTAATTTGCTCATCGGGTATGAATACCCACAGGCACAAGTTGCTGCCCGCGTACAATGGGGCAGCAACATACTCGGTTCAATGGATGCTGGCCCTGCAACGGTCGCAGCGGTTACAAATATCATTCGGATTGCATC